GATGAGAAGTACAACGTACTAGAATCACAGGCAACTGAGATTGACGAACTCAAAGGAAAGTTAAATGAAGCAACTTCAAAAATCGTTGAACTGAATAAAGAAGTAGGTGAACAAACTAAATCATCTATCTTTGAATCCGTTTCAGATTCACTTGCTGATTCTGAGAAGGAGAAGTTTAAGGGTTTGGTAGAAAGTATCGAATATGAAAATGCTGATTCTTACAAAGAGAAATTAGAAACTATTAAAGAATCTTATTTCGTAAAAGAAAAAGTATCATCAAACAACGTTACTGAAACTAATGACGCCGAGGGCGGACAGATTGATATGTCTGAATCAATGTCAGCATATTCAGCCGCTATCTCAAGAACAAAAGCAAAGAAACTATACTAAAAGTATGAGTTTTAATAAATATTATAACGAAAGAAAATAAGGAGAGAACAAATGTTTTTATCTGAAACATTACAAGAGAAGTGGCAACCAGTTCTTGAGCACGCCGATCTTCCTGAGATCAAAGATGCTTACAGAAGAGCTGTAACAACTGTCATCCTCGAAAACCAAGAGAAAGCTTTAAAAGAAGACAAAGCGTTTCTTGGTGAAGCTGCACCTACAAACTCAACAGGTTCAGCTATTGCGAATTGGGATCCAATTCTAATTTCTCTCGTTAGACGTTCTATGCCTAACTTAATTGCATACGACATCTGTGGTGTTCAGCCAATGACTGGCCCAACAGGTTTAATCTTCGCAATGAAGAGCAGATATGCATCACAGTCTGGTACAGAAGCGTTATTTAACGAGGCAGACACAGACTTTTCAGCAAGAAATGCAGCTGGTTCAGCATTAACTGGATCAGGTGACGCACACTCTGGAACAAACCCTGCAGTACTAAACGATTCATCTGCTGGTACTTACACTAGAGGTCAAGGTCATACAACAGCAGAAGGTGAAGCTTTAGGCGACGCTGCTGGTAACGCATTTGCTGAAATGGCATTCTCAATCGAAAAAGCAACTGTAACTGCAAAGTCACGTGCTTTAAAAGCAGAATACACAATGGAACTTGCTCAAGACTTAAAAGCAATCCATGGTTTAGATGCAGAAACAGAATTATCAAACATTCTATCTGCTGAAATTCTTGCTGAGATTAACAGAGAAGTCGTAAGAACAATCTATCAAAAGGCAAAGCCAGGTGCTCAAGTGAACACAACTAACGCAGGAATCTTTGACTTAGACACAGATTCTAACGGTAGATGGTCAGTTGAGAAGTTTAAAGGCTTAATGTTCCAACTCGAAAGAGATGCGAACGTTATTGCACAACAGACACGTAGAGGAAGAGGTAATGTGATTATCACTTCATCAGACGTTGCTTCTGCTTTAAACATGGCTGGTGTACTAGATTATACACCTGCTTTAAACAACAATCTAAGTGTAGATGACACAGGTAACACATTTGCTGGTACATTAAACGGAAGATATAAAGTATATATTGACCCATATGCCGCAAACGGTGCTGCTAAACAATACTACGTAATCGGTTACAAAGGTACTTCACCTTACGATGCTGGTATGTTCTACTGCCCATATGTTCCATTACAAATGGTACGTGCAGTTGGTGAAAACACTTTCCAACCGAAGATTGGCTTTAAGACAAGATACGGTATGGTAAGAAACCCATTTGCAGAGTCATCAGCTCAAATCGCAGCTGCTAACGATACAACTGGTACAAACAACGCCAACATCTATTACAGACGAGTTCAGGTAACTAACTTAATGTAATCACTTTAGGTTGTTGGTAATAATTTACCACAAACCACACCAGAAGGGGTCCTTTCGGGGACCCCTTTTTTTTAGCGTATAAATACTAGTATGACAGATACAAACGCAGTACTTAGACAACCGACTGGCAGAGAACTAGACTTTGCCTCACCAACTCAGTTTCGATTTTCCATACAGAAACTACCAGAAGTACAATTCTTTACAACACAGGCAAACATTCCTAGTGTATCATTAACAGAACTATCACAACCAACACCATTACAAAATATTACATTAGCTGGTTCTGATATGACTTATGAAGATTTAACGGTAACATTTTTGATTGATGAAGAATATCGAAACTATAGAGAAGTCCATGATTGGATTAAAGGTCTTGGTTTTCCAGAGAATCACTCTCAGTATGCAAGTCTGTTAAATGAAAATTCTGATCGTATGCCAGGTTCAACAAGTCGTGGTGTACAAACAGAACCAGGTAAAATCAAACCTGCAACTCCAGATGGTGCGATTTATTCTGATGCCACATTGACTATATTATCATCAAAGAATAATCCATCATTAGAAATACGATTTAGAGATGTTTATCCTAAAACAATAGGTCCTGTTGCATTGACAACACAAGACACAGAGGTTACTTATTTACAGGCAGACATTACATTTGGTTACAAGTACTACGAATTTTATACAATATAACTTGACTTTATCATCATTTTGTGATATAATATACTATGGATTTAGAAAAACTACAAGAAGAAGCCACTAGAGATTTACAGATAGACGATACAGAACTTGATATGGAATCAGTTCGTACACCTATCATTCACAACAAATATCTCAAATATCTTTCTAAATTTTCATTACTTCTAAAGAAAGCGGAAGACGATTATGATGTCTTGGCAAAAGACAAATGGGAATATTATACAGGTAAAGCACCTGAATCTGTTTACAGAGAGAACCCATTTGATATCAAAGTGTTAAGACAAGATGTTGATAAGTATATTAAATCAGATGCAGAGTTAATCAAACTATCACAGAAAATTACCTATCTCAGAACAGTTATAAATTATATAGAAGGCATCATAAGAAATATTAATAATCGAACATTTAATATAAAGAACGCAATCGAATGGAAGAAATTCACTCAAGGATCAATATAGAAAAAGTTGATGAAGTTTATATCAAAGTAAGATGTGAACCTCATGTAGCTGCAGAACTATCGGAGTTCTTTACGTTCGAAGTTCCAGGCGCCAAGTTTTCACCTGCATTTCGCAATAGAGTTTGGGATGGCAAAATTCGTTTATACGATAAAAGAAATGGTAAACTCTATGGCGGACTATTGGCATATGTCAGATAGTTTGCAAAACAAAATGAATTACAAGTTAATCAAGCACCAGATGTCTATTCTTCAACAAAGATTGATATTAAAGATGTTGAAGGTTTCTGTAAATCATTAAAACCTCAATCACAAGGTAAGAATATTGAAGTCCGAGATTATCAAATAGAGGCAATCTATCAATCACTCAAACGACATAAGTTATTGTTACTATCACCAACTGCATCTGGTAAATCACTCATCATCTATTCAATCATTCGTTTTCATCAAATGGCAAATCGTAGAACACTGATCATTGTTCCGACTACAAGTTTAGTTGAACAAATGTATTCAGACTTTGCCGATTACGGATGGAATGTTGATAAATATTGCCATAGAATATATCATGGATATGATAAAGATATTGTCAAAGATGTTGTAATCTCAACTTGGCAATCTTTAGCAACCCTCGATAAAAACTATTTCAAACAATTTGAATGTGTGATCGGAGACGAGGCACACAACTTTAAGGCAAAGTCATTAACAACTATAATGACCGCTTTGAATAATGCGAAGTATCGTATTGGTACAACAGGTACTTTAGACGGTACAAAAACGCACAAATTGGTATTAGAAGGTTTGTTCGGTCCTGTGTATCGTGCAACTTCGACAAAGAAACTGATCGATAAAAATCAGTTGAGTAAATTAACGATTAAATGTTTGGTACTAAAACACAATGAAGCAGATAGAAGACAAATACGAAATGCAACCTACCAAGAGGAAATGGACTATCTCACAGGACACAAAACACGAAATAACGTTATTCGTAAGCTTTGTTTGCGTCTGTCTGGTAATACTCTTGTCCTTTTTCAATATGTAGAAAAGCATGGAGTACCGTTATATGAAAACATTAAAGAAAAAGCTGAAGAAGGCCGCAAAGTCTTTTTTGTGTATGGTGGTACTGAAACTGTGGATCGGGAAAACATCAGGTCAATTGTCGAAAATGAAAACAACGCTATCATTGTTGCCTCTTACGGAACTTTTAGTACTGGAATTAATATTCGTAATCTTCACAATGTTATATTCTCTAGTCCAACCAAATCTAGGATAAGAAGTTTACAATCTATCGGTCGAAGTCTAAGACAATCAGAATCTAAAACAGATGCAACGTTATATGATATTGCAGATGATTTGAGTTTTGGTTCTTATAAAAATTTCACATTAAATCACTTTTCAGAAAGAATCAATATTTACAATGAAGAAGAATTTGAGT